AACTGGTAGCCCCTGACACCGGAATCCAGAACGTCGGGCGTATTTACACCGACAAGCCAATCGTTGCGAAGTCAGGACACCCCGCTTACCCCGCAGGCGTCCCCGGTGAGGGTATTGGCCGCATCAAAGAAGATGTGCGCGTATATGAGCTATTGGAGCCGGTAGCGAAGGCTCGGGGTGTCGCAGACCCGCGCAACCCCTCACAACAGGATATCCGCGCCTTGCAGATGAAGCCCTACTACGGGCGCATTACCGAGGACATCCTTAAACGGATGGGGTTCTAATGAGATACTCGGGCTTAAATTGCGAGGCAAGTTTCTTGCTGAACCGAGCGAGCAAGAACGCTTCAACGCTCTGCGTTGACACCGAATGGATGTCTTGCGCCGCACATGAGAACTCATGCAAGGTCAAAGCGTCTAACATTTTGCGGGGAATCTTAACGTCGGTGTTGACGTAAGGTGTCAGAGTCTCTATTTCTGATTTCATGCCGTTAGTATACCACGCCAAACGATTAAATCTAAAGTAGACCTAAACAGATGGCAAAGGGTAAGAAAACAGGCGGTAGGCAGGTAGGTACGCCTAATAAGTCCACGCAAGCCGCCAGAGAGGCGATAGCCGCATTCGTGGACGGGAATGCAGACCGCCTTCAAGGATGGCTAGACGAGATCGCTGCGGAGAAAGGCGCGCAGGCTGCCTTTGACGCATTCAGCACCCTGCTGGAATACCACGTTCCCAAGCTCGCCCGCCAAGAGATTACAGGTAAGGACAACGGCCCGGTCAAGGTACAGATCGGATGGATGGCTCCCGAATAATCCTGCCCTACCGCCCACGCAAGGCGTTCATGCCGTTTCATGAGCGCACGAAACGTTGGGCTTGCCTTGTCGCACACCGCCGCGCAGGCAAGACCGTCGCCGCCGTCAACGACATGATCCGCGCTGCTGCGATGTATCAGCAGCCTTACGGGTTGTTCGGCTACGTCGCCCCTTACCGCAGTCAGGCAAAGGCCGTGGCATGGCAGTACTTTAAGGACGGCGCACACCCGATCATCCAAAGCATCAACGAGCAGGAACTGACCATCACGCTAATCAACGGCAGTCAGATACGCTTGTTCGGTGCTGACAACGCCGACGCCATGCGCGGTTTAGGCTTTTCGGGGCTGTACCTTGACGAGTACGGTGACTTTAAGCCGAGCGTTTTCGGGAACGTGTTGAGAGCGTCCCTGTCAGACAAGCAGGGTTGGTGCGTTTTCGGCGGTACACCGAAAGGCAAAAACCAATTCTGGGAAATTTACGATACCGCCACTCGTCTCCCTAGCGAGTGGTTCCTGTTGCGCCTTCCCGCCTCAACCAGCGGGCTTCTCCCTGCGACAGAGCTAGCCGCAGCAAAGGCGCAGTTGGCCGAGGATCAGTACTTGCAGGAGTACGAGTGCAGCTTTGAGGCTGCGATCCTCGGTGCTTTTTACGGCAAGGAGATGCGCGAGGCGCAAGACCAAGGCCGTATCACCAACGTGCCGTACGACCCGAATCTGCCGACGTACACCGCATGGGACTTGGGCTACCGCGACGACACGGCCATTTGGTTCTATCAGGTCGCCCGTGGGGAACTGCGCGTCATAGACTTTTACGCCGTCTCGGGCGAGGACATCCACACTATTGCCGATGTGGTACGCAACAAGCCGTACCGCTATGCCAAGCACTACCTACCGCATGACGCGAGAGCCAAGAGCCTACAGACCGGCAAGAGCATCATTGAGCAACTGGCGGCGCAACTAGACATCGCCAAACTTGCTGTTGTCCCCGACATCGGTGTGCAGTCGGGCATACAAGCCGTTCGCATGATGCTACCGCGTGTGTGGTTTGATGCGACCAAGTGCAGCGATGGCATTGAGGCGCTGCGTCAGTATCAACGCGAATACGACGAGGACAAGAAAGCCTATCGTCAGTCACCGCGCCACGATTGGACATCACACCCTAGTGACGCTTTCCGTATGGTTGCGGTATCATGGTCTGAAGTCGCTGACAAGCCCCCAGCGCCAGAGGTTAAGCCGCTGATGGTGGGGCCAGAGAACACAGTCACGCTAAACGATATGTGGGCGGTTCACGACCGCACGACGACAAGGAGAGCAAGGATATGAGCATTGTCAGCCCGAATCGTTACCCCTACGAAACAGTTGCCGCCTCGCAGACCGCACAGGTACTCGGTGGCACAGGTGCCGTGGGTGACTACCTCCATCGCATTGTGGTGACGGTCACGACGACCGGCACTAGCACCTTAAGCGTCATTGACGGCAGTACGACCGTCCTGACGATGGCTGCGAACACTCCGGTGGGCGTCTATAGCCTTGAGATTAACGCCGCTGCGGCTACCGGCCCGTGGAAGATCACGACCGGCGCAGGCGTGACCGTGATGGCTGTCGGATTCTTCACGGCCTAATCATGGAAGGCATACTGCAACCGGAACTGGAAAAGTACCTCCGCACCATCGCGCAGTATGACGCCGAGTTCGCTAAATGGACGGCGCGAACCAAGAAGATCGTCAAACGCTATCGTGACGATAGTCGTGGGCAGGGCGGCAACGAGGCTGCACGGTTCAACATCCTCTGGTCAAACGTCCAGACGCTGAAGCCTGCGGTTTACGCCAAGCTCCCCAAGGCTGACATCAGCCGACGCTTTGGTGACAACGATCCGGTTGGCCGCGTGGCAGGACAACTGCTAGAGCGGGCGATTGACTTTGAGATTGAGCATTACCCCGACTTCCGCTCAACCATGTCTTATGGCGTGGAGGATCGGTTCTTGGGTGGCCGTGGCACCGCATGGGTACGCTACGAGCCGCACGTTGCGCCAATTGGCATTGAGGACGATGGCGTATCCATCACCTCCAACATTGAGCAAGGCGAGGGTGCGCCGCCTAACCTAGAGCAGATTGAGTACGAGTGCGCCCCGGTGGATTACATCCATTGGCGTGATTTCGGCCACTCACAGGCTCGCACATGGGAAGAAGTCACCTGCGTATGGCGCTGGGTGTACATGACCCGTGAGGCGCTGGCAGAGCGGTTTGGCGACGAGATGGCGCGGAAGATTCCGCTAGACCAAGGCCCAGAGCCGCTTAACGCTTACAACGAAGCCAAGCGCACTTACAACCGCGCAAAGATTTGTGAACTGTGGGACAAGGAAACCGAGAAGGTGTACTGGTTCTGCAAGGGTATGCCGCAGATCATTGATGTGCGTGACGACCCGCTCGGCCTTGAGGGATTCTTTCCTTGCCCGAAGCCGCTATACGCCACGACGACTAGCGACACCTTGGTGCCGGTGCCTGACTTCCTGCTGTACCAAGATCAAGCGATGGAGTTGGATATTTTGTCCGACCGCATTGATGGCTTGGTGAAGGCGCTGCGTGTACGCGGCGTGTATGACGCCAGCCAACCGGCGCTGCAACGCCTAATGACGGAGGGCGATAACAATGCGCTTATTCCAGTTGATAAGTGGATGGCTTTCAGCGAGAAGGGCGGCCTTAAAGGCAGCATTGACCTTCTCCCGTTGGACACGCTCGCCAACGCCCTCCTCAACTGCTACCGAGCAAGAGAGGACATCAAGTCCCAAATCTACGAAATCACAGGCATCTCGGACATCATCCGAGGCACCTCGTTCGCGTCGGAAACCGCGACAGCGCAGCAAATCAAAGGCCAATACGCGGGATTAAGGCTGCGCTCCATGCAAGAGGACGTTGCCCTCTTTGCGTCGGAGTTGATCCGGTTGAAGGCGCAGGTGATGTGCCGACACTTCCAACCGCAGACCATCCTTGCCTACGCCGCTGCAAGCCAGATGACGCCAGCGGATCAACAGTTGATCCCGCAGGCGTTGCAGCTGCTCAAGGACAAGCCGCTGCGTAACTTCCGCGTGGACGTTGCCGCCGACAGCCTTGTGCTGTTAGACGAGAACCAGATGAAGCAGGATCGTATGCAGTTCCTGCAAGCGTTTGGTGGCTTCCTCGCGCAAGCCCTGCCGGTTGGCCAAGCCTCGCCGCAGATGGTGCCGATGATGATGGAGTTGCTGCGTTTCGGTATGCAGGCGTTTAAGGCCGCACGACCGATTGAGGGTCAGATTGACGCCACGTTGCAGCAGTTGCAGCAAGCCGCGATGCAGCAAGGCCCAGATGGTGAGCAGCAAGGCAAGCAAGCCGAGTTGCAGCAGAAGGGTCAGATGGAGCAAAGCCGCATCCAGATGGAGGCCGCGCTACAGCAAGCCAAACTGCAACAGCAGATGCAAATGGAGCAACTCAAGAACCAGACGAAACTGGCGATGGAACAGCAGAAGCAGCAGTTTGAGGCGCAGTTGGAGGCCATGAAGCTGCAAAGTCAGCAGGAAGCCGCCAAGTACAAGGCCGACATGGACGCCCAAACGCGCTTGATCATCGCGCAGATGAACAAAACGCTACCCCCAACCACGTTTAATCAATGAAACGCACCTACGTTTTTATAGATGGCGAGTTTGTAGAGCGTAAAAAGGACGACAAGGGTCGTTATCACTACGTTATGCCCGACATCGTGCCGTACAAAAGCATGATTGACGGCAAGATGGTCACCTCACGCTCGGAACACCGACGCCACCTCAAGGCCAACAACTGCATTGAGGTCGGCAACGACGACCCGAGCAAGCACATCAGGCACGAAAAGCTTGTAGACACG